TCATTTTCAGCCTCGCATGTTGGACAAGTGCATTTAATATAAGTGACGTCGGTGCCTTTTTTGACGGCCGTAATCTCAGGATTAAATACGTCGCCATCTGGGCAGTGCCGCTCAAGGTTTTCGGCATAGTCCAAGATCAGACAATCATCCTTGCCGTCACTGATACGCAAACCGCGGCCGATGATCTGCTGCAACAGTCCTACCGATTCCGTCGCCCGTAGCATTGCAATCAAATCCACATGTGGCGCGTCAAAACCGGTTGTCAGCACCGATACGTTGACGATGTACTTGATTTCACGCGCTTTGAACCGAGCTATAATGTCTGCGCGCTCTTCTCTTGGTGTGTCGCCAGTAACGATCGCAGAAAGCTCCCGGGGCAGGCTGGCAAAGCACTCGTGGGCATGTTGCACGGTCGCCGCAAAGATCATCACTCCCTGCCTGTTTCTGGCCTGTGCAACCACGTCTGCAATAATGTCGGACGTTGTTCTGCCCAGTCCTACATATGCCCGATCGACATCGGCCGCGTCGAACTGCCCTCGGCTGTTCAACTTCATATCTAGCGTGTGATAGCTCTCGGCATGAATTTTACCAATGACCGGCTTGGTTAAAAAACCCTTATCAATAAGTTCCCGAGCAGTAATGCGATCAACGCATATAGCAAAATAAGGGTCGCTTGTTTCCCGCTCGGGAACGGGATTACCGTTCGGCCATTGCGCGAAGATGTATCCAGTGCCCATCCTGTAAGGCGTGGCCGTCATACCAACAACGCGAATATTGGGGTTTTGTTCCCGCATAGCCCAAACAATCTTACGGATTGTCGGGGTGATGCCGTGACACTCATCAATAATAATCATGGCAAACTGATTGCCAAAACGCTTGATCCGGTTATGAACCGTCACAGGCGTAGCAAAGACTACCGGATGCTGCAACGATTTCGCCCCGGCGCTTGCCGAGAAAATCGAAAACTTGTTGCCAGTGAGCGCGTACTTTTCGCTGTTTTGGATCACAAGCTCTGCGCTGGGCGCAAGGCAAAGTATTCTTTTGCCGTTAGATATGCGGTGAATAGTCTCCGCCAACGCCGCAATAATGTGGCTCTTGCCTGCCCCAGTGGCGGCCTCGATCATGACAGGCTCAGTGGTTTTTTTAATCCACTGGATCAGCGCATCATGCGCCTTCTGTTGGTAATCTCTTAACATCTATTGCCCTACAAAAATTGTTTCTGTTGGGCAATCTTCGAAAAGATACCAGCAACAGTTGTCTTTACCTGCCGTATTACCAAACCACTTTACCCGCCCTACCGACACGATCTTTTTGCAACGCGTAAGGTAAGGGATCGCTTGCCTCGTATGCATCCAGTCGGCGTCAAATAGAAGCCACGTCGGTGCCAGAAAAAAAGACCGCTCGATGATTTGATGAAGCACTTCCCGTCCCCAAGGCGGATTCGTAATGATGACGTCAGCGCGATTGAGGTCTTCTTTTTTAAGAAATGTCGCATCGAGTTGTTTCACAATCTTATGTCTAGGTTCAACGTCATAAGCCGCCACGCATTTGTGGCCATGCTTTTGTAAAATCTTAATCAACGCACCATCGCCAGCGCACGGCTCCGCATAGTACGTAACCTTATCTAAATGCTTTAGAAGCGGTAGGACCGCATCCTCCGGCGTCGAATAAAGATCAAGCTTGTGGCGCTTGAACTGCGATCTCTTGCCCATCTAAATACTTCTCTGGTTTTTCGCGCTCGATTAGGTACTCGTCATAAAACCGCTTTAACGCCATGAGCGCCGTGTCGGTATATGGCTTATCAAAGTGTACCGTTTCTAGCTCGTCTCCGTTTGGGGCCCACTGATAAAAATGGCACCACTCGCGGCCCGTTACATACATCTGTATCTGCATCTGACTGTAATAATGGACTTGCATTTTTGCGGTTTTAAAAACTGGGCTAGGACGATCGCGTAACCCATAAGGGCATTTAACCTCAATTAGACCAGTTGCACCGACTAGACCGTCAGGGCTTGCGCCTAACCAGTCATCCATCGTGTAAAAACCGCACTTCTCAACCATTTGGCCCGTATTCATCTCGTACTGGCAAATGGCACCATCCTCGTTCAATGTACCCCAATTTGTAGCTACATTTCCCGTGAACTCTGATGGCGCCCCATGCCAGTCACGTACCATGCGACGCATGACGTCAGATCGCTTGGTGAATGGAGACACACCAAGAATGGCCCCTACGGATGACCCTGTAACCCGACCCTTGCGGGCCTTAAACCATTCTTCGGTGCGCTGTTCCATTGTCATCCTTTATTAAAATAACAGGGACGGCCCGTAGGCCGCCCCCAACCCTTCCAGCCCTAGAAGGGTACTTCGTCGTCTTCCGCTACCGCTACAGCCTTGGGAGCAGCTGCGGCGGCCCCACCCCGCGGAGAGACTGACGAAATCCAATTCATGCCCGTGCCATCGTCACGTTTCATGAGATTGATCTTGATCTGCATTGGCTTATTCATCACCGATGCTTGAAGCAATTCCGACGTTGGTTCCTTACCCGACGCCTTCAGCTTGCCGCCAGAATTGTTGTCGATCGCGAACAACATCTTCTTGGCCTTGTCCTGCTTGATGACAGGGTTCTTGGCTTGCGGGTCCTGATCAAACACCCAAAGCTTTTGAAACACCTTGCGATTTTTATAATCCACCGGCGTCAAAATGCTCCAACGCAGCGAGATCAATTTCAACCCCGCTTGATTGGAAATAACGCCGGCCTCGTCGATCACGGCCACGCATTCAGTTTTATCAGGGATCGGCTCAAAATCATTGCCGCCCCCAACTTCAAACTTACCGCCTGTTTTTGCGACATCATCACCGTCGCTCAGTTCCCAAAAATTACTCATTGTGCCTTACCTTTCAAAGATGGGATATAATTCGCTAATGGGTTTTCGTTCAGCTTGACCGGGATCGGCTCAGTAATGCCGTAACGGTTTTTGCTGACGTTTGCCGCCGTAGCGTAAGTGATCAGAATGCGTGTCCCGTCAGAGATCGCTTTCTTCTTGTCACCATCACCTGTCGTAAAGGTCTCAAGCTTTAGGAACCCTACCACGTCCACGTCATCGACGTAGGCTGGCATCGACTTCTCATGCAGGCGCAATGTATAGCGCATGTATGCATCGTCATCCGGTGGCTCAATCTTGGTTGTGTCCGCGTGAGCAATGAACACCGTGTTCATGCCGCGCTTCTCGGCCAGAATACCCGCCGCCTTACGCAAACGCTGGTGCATGCCTGCCACCGCGTCACGGCCTGCGCCGTAACCGCCGAGAGCCTGCTGTAGGCCCCGCGGCTTCTTAGGGTCAGTATCTACCACCCACTGGCCAAACATACGCTCAAGCGCCGTAACCGAATCAACGATCAGCGTCTGGTAATCGTGCTGCTCGTTAATTAACCCCTTGCACTGCTCCCAAAGGTCTTCGGGACCAGATAGGACCGGAAACGAATCGGGACGAATGTTCGACGGAATAGCCTGCAGGCCATCCTCCGCACGGATCACGATTGGCTTCGGGAAGGTGGTGGCAAGCGTGGTCTTACCCATACCGCTGTCACCGCAGATCGTTACTAGGACCGGACGATCACCCGGCTTACTTACGCTATCTAAAATGCCCATTGGCACACTCCTCTGCTTCAACGGGGTTGACACTACAGGTATGATTGTGGGAATGTCAACATCGAAATGGTGAAAAGGAATAATGAAATGGACGATTACCCATTAGAAAGGATTAGGCGCATGCTGTCCGATCGCAATTTAGCGAAGGTGGCAGCCCAGACTGGTCTACACGAAAACACGATACGCGCGATCGCGTCGGGAAAAACACCAACCCGACCCTCGCGACATTGGATAAGTTAATAGAATATTTACGTCAGAAAGATTAATTCAAATGATGCACCGCGCTTTTTGGGAGGCAGGTCATCGCGTTTTTGGGCTTCACCCAGTACGTCGTGACGGCAGCTGCGGATGTGGCCACAAGGATTGCAAGGCCGCGGGCAAGCACCCCCTTACTGCTAATTGGACATACACGCCCGAGTGGTCCGACGACCAGCTCGATGTCATGGAAGAAATGGGCAATTTCGCCACTGGTTACGGCGTTCTTGTCTATAAATTGCTCGTGATCGACGTTGATTCGCGCAACGGCGGTGTCGAATCATATGAGCGACTTGTAGAAGATATTCCGCAGGTCGCGGCAGCCGGCCTTATTGTCGAGACTGGATCAGGCGGCGGTTCAAAGCATTTATACTTCAAGTGCGACGAGGGCCTCGCCCTGCTAACCCACCTGCCGCAATATCCGGGCATCGACTTCAAATCTTCGGGCTTCGTGGTCGGCGCCGGCTCGCTACATGCTAGCGGCAACAGGTACAGCATCCTGTACGGGTCTGCGGCCGATATCGACGCTGCCCCGCCGGCATTGCTTCAGGCATTACAAAAGCCAGAACGGCACCGCGCAGACCTAGGCGGCACCACGATCGACGTGTCGCATGACGAGCTGGCCGAGATGCTCACCTATATCAATCCAGACATTGATCACGAGACCTGGGTGCGCTGTGGGATGGCGATCCATCATTCAACCGGCGGCACCGGCTATAACGTCTGGGACTTCTGGTCATCCAAGGGATCAAAGTACCCCGGACGCGATGCCCTTATGAAACGCTGGCACTCGTTTGGTAAGTCAGCCAACCCCGTCACGCTCGGCACACTGGTCTACTACGCCCAGCAGGCCGGATGGGAGCAGCCTGTTACGTTTAAGCCTAACGAGGCGCTTGAAGAGTTCATTGTTAATCTTACTGACGAGATCGATATCACAGGCATCGACCTCAAGCGCCCGCCGGGCTTTGTGGGCGACCTTGCCCGCTGGATCGAAGACCAAGTGCGCTACGAACGTGAAACCATCTCGATGGGCACCGCGATCGTAACCGTGGGAAATCTCATCGGCCTAAAATACCGCGACCCACTGGCGCAAACCACGTCCAATCTGATCGGCTTCTGCGTGGCAGCATCGGCCACGGGTAAGGACAGCATCCTCGAGGCATCAATTCAAATCCTGACCCTCGTGGGCCTGCAGCGCGCAGCCTATGGCGCGATCAAATCTGAGCAGGAAATCGTTCGTAACCTCGTCGAGCACCAGCCTACGTTTTACCTGCTCGACGAAGTGGGCTTCTTGCTGGCCAAGATCAACAACGCCAAGACTAAAGGCACAGCGGCCTATCTTGAAGGCATTCTCGGCATCGTCATGTCGATCTATTCCAAAGCCAATGGCATGCTGTTGGTATCGGGCGACGTGCGTAAAGAAATCCGAAAGCAGCTGCTGGCCGAGATNACACAAATNGATCGGCAATTAGANGAAGGTGCAAACCCTGCTCTTTCGTCGCGCCGCGATTCGGTCGAACTGGCGCTTGATCAAATCCAGACGGGCATCAAAAACCCGTTTCTTTCAATCTTGGGTTTTACCACAAATGTTAATTTCGACAGTGCCGTGAACTTCGAGAACGCCACCAATGGCTTCATTGGCCGATCGATGCTGTTCATCGAGCAAAACTCCACGCCGAAAGAAAAAGAAGATTTTGAAAAGCGGCCGATGGACGAAGCGATGAAGAACACCATCATCCAATTGGCCACAGGCGGGTCGTTTGATCTCGTGCAAGGCCGCATCGAAAATTATGGTGAGCGCATCTCTATACCAACCACTGACGATGCTAAGGCGATGCTTAAAAAAGCGAACAAGTGCTTCCAGAACCTTGCCGAGGACCACGCCGAAAAGACAGGCCTTGAAGCCCTTTACCTGCGCGCCAAAGAGCTTGTCGGCAAGATATCGTTTATCCTCGCCACGCCGTCCGGCCTACGCACTGTCGAGCACGTCCGGTGGGCCTATGCCCTCGTTAAAGCCGACGTCGACACTAAGGCAAATATTGTTATCGGGAACGATCGCGCAAAGGATAGCCCAGAGCGCGCGTTGTTTTCCAAGATAGAAAACCTTCTTAAAAACGAAGAAGGTGAAACACTCGGGGTGCTGGTTAACCGCCTGCGGCCGAGCAAGAAGGACGAGATTGAACGCGCACTAGAAAAGCTCGTCGAGAAAAGCGCTATCGTCGTTGTGGAAACCGTTCACCCGCGGCGCAAAGATAAAATTAAACGCTACAGAAAGGCATAACATGACGATCGACCTCAACGAACACATGAAAAAGAAACAGCAAGAAAAGCATATTAAGGCCTATGACACGATCGGCAAAGCTGTCGATGGTATGACGATCGGTACGATCCTGCATATTCTCGCGTCATTCACTTCTGCCGTTTTGTCCAACATGGACCCGGCGCAACGCATGCAGGCGGCTATGACGTTTTATGGAATGATCGCAAGCGATCCGCGCAAGCCTGATGAGCCGCTCCAATGACGGATGACGAACTCTTTCAAGAGATCATTAAGCAAGAAGCTTTAGACAGGCACAATGCTCATCGCGGACACGCTTCGTCTCGGCCTCTATCCGAGAACTACGAATACATTGGATTGCGCGGCGAAGTCGAGTTTGCCAAGCTAACTGGCCAAATGGTTGACCTCACACGGCGCCTGCGGGGCGATAAAGGTATTGATTTTATCGTTCCAATGATGTTCACTATCGACGTCAAAACTGCGCGCAGGGCGTTTAATCTAATACACGAGAAAGGCAAACCATTTGCCGATATCTACATCCTCGCGCAATATGACGATGAGTTAGATTTTGTAAGTTTAATAGGTTGGGAATGGGGCCATATTCTTAAAAAAGCTCCTGTCCAAGATTTCGGTTACGGTATCAACAATCACTACATCGCGGCCGAAGAATTAAGACCAATGGAAACATTGATTAAACGTGTGGGGAATTTAAATGCCAAATTACATGATTGAAGCAGAAGCAGATCGCACCGTTTGTCCAATGGGCATCGGTGGCAACGCGGTGCACATAAGCGGTGTGCCAGTAGGAAAGTGCTGCATCGGCCGCCGCTGCGCCGGGTGGCGGTGGACTACCGAAAAAGATGATTGGAATGAAAAAACCGAAACGTGGGATTTAGAATATAGCCAAACGCAGGGTTACTGCGGTTTTGTAGGAGAGTGAGATGAAACTAAATTATGAAACTTTAAAAGAAATGCTTCAAGAAATGTGGAACCATGCTTGGTGCGATGANGAAGCGGGAACGGTAGTTGTTCCGCAAACAGAATGGATTAAAGCGGGGTTTCAAATACCCGATACTCAATCAATGTTTTCTCAATATTTGGATGCAATAGAAAGAGCAGAAGATGACTGACAACCCACACTATGTGACGCCTGAAGAGGCATTCAAAATGGATTGCGTTGCTACTCCGCATGAACATTACGGATGTAGTGGCCCCAAGTGCATGGCTTGGCGGTGGGTTAATTTAATTAAAGAAGTAAAAGATATAGACGATTGCGTGATACGCGAAGGACTATTTAGCACAACCCACGGCTATTGCGGGATGGTGCGGTCATGAAGTCTATTTATCAATACTTCCTAAAAGAGTTTTACGCGGACAAGCCACAAGCAATTTTTGTCACTATAATGTTTATTGGACTTGTGGTCCCAGCTGCCGCTCTTGGAATTTTTATCTTATGGACAATGTTGCTGGAACTTATTTCCGTAATTTTGTTTGGGTCAACTTTTTGATGGGGGTGTGTTATGACTGATTGGCAACCGATAGAAACAGCGCCAAAAATTGATGAAAAAAGAATACTGGTTGTTTGGTTGGGTCATGTTCAAATTGCCAGTTGGAACGCTAAAGT